ATGAAACGTATCGGCTTTATTGGACTTGGCACAATGGGTAAGCCCATGGCTGCTAACCTTATTCAAAAAGGGTTTATGGTAACTGTGTATAATCGAACTGCTGGCAAAGTGGACGAGCTTGAGCAAATGGGTGCTGAAGTTGCCCTTACTGCTGCGGAAGTCGCTCGCCATTCAGATGTGCTTTTCACAATGCTTAGCAATGATGCTGCGCTGCTTGAGACATTTTACAGTGAGCAGGGTATTCTGAGCGGTATTCACCCTGCACTCACGATTATTGACTCCAGCACCGTATCTCCTCAAACAAGTCAAAAGCTCGCAGAAGAGCTCGCTGCACACTTCGTCGACTTCCTCGATGCGCCTGTGACAGGCACGAAGCCTGCTGCTGAAGCAGGTACGCTTACGTTCATGGTCGGCGGCAGTAAAGAAGTGTTCGAGGAGCAGCTTGAATTGTTCCACGCGCTTGGCAGCAAAGCACTTTACCTAGGACCAAGTGGTTCTGGTTCTTATGCGAAGCTCGCCCACAATACGATGGTCGGGATTAACCTAGCAGGGCTTGCTGAAGGCATGTCCATTGCAACGAAAGCCGGGATTCACCCTGGCCAATTCTTAGAAATCGTCCGCTCCGGAGGAGCTAATAGTAAACAAGTCGAGCTCAAGGGCGAGAAAATTCTCGATCGCGATTTCAGCAATCAATTCTCATTGAAGCTGATGCTGAAGGATTTGCTCCTCGCGCAAGAAATCACCAGTAAATTTCAGTTGCCGACACCCATGCTGCAATCTGCGACTAATCTGTTCCAAATCGGCCTAAGCAAGGGCTTAGGCGAAGAAGATCTTAGCGCTGTCATTAAGTGCTACGAGGAATGGATGGGACAAGCTGTTGTTAAGCCTAGTGCGCCTGTTGTTGCGGAACCGGTGAAAGCCGCTTCTCCACTCTCGGGCCGTGAACGCCGTAAGAATACACGGGTTCAGCTGGATATTAACTTGAAATTGTCCATCTATCAATGGGAGCAAGAAGGTTCTTTCTCCGGGCAAAACATCGATGGCACTCTCTTCGATCTGTCCGAAAGTGGACTCCAGATCACAACGGATGTTCTGCTTGCCCCCGATATGTTCGTCGTCATCCACTTCCCACAAGAAGCTGGATTGCCGCCAATCACAGGTCGGGTCATTCGCATCGTGACCGAAGGACGCAGCTTCCGCTACGGTTGCATGCTTTCGGGACTGCCGCCCTATGTACGGATTAAGTTGGAGCAGTATATTGAGGATCATATTGGGAGTGCGGTATAGGACGTACTAATAAGAAAAGAACACGGTACTCCTTAGATGGAAGTCGGTGTTCTTTTTAAATTTACATTGCAATCAGATAGTTCACATCTGGCCTGACACTTTTCGGAGCTCATTGGCTAGCCGGTGAAATTCTTCCCTAGCTTCGATATCATCCGTGCTTGTCCATGCTGCAGACAAAAAAGTAATAATTTTATTAGCATCTTCCGGACTCATCACATACTCCCTTTCCTCTTCTACTTGATCATAAAACGTCAAATTACTCCCTTCTATAATCCGAATCAACTTCTCCGCATACTGTGGATCTGTTGCATATCCTGCTCGAAGCAGTTCCCAGCTTGCTCTGCGATAATCTTGCTCATGTAGCACCTGTGCGTACCTTGGATTGCTAGCAATTAGTAAGGAGTGATCGCGAATGCTATCATGCCAGCTTTCATACACACGGAAACCATCTACAATTTGCAGCCACTTGCCGTTAATGAATTCCTGCGTAGTCTGCAGCTGCCCGCTTCCTTTAATCCCGAACAAATTATTGCCCGGGGCATAACGACCCCAACCGCTTTCTAGAATAGCTTGTGCGATGGTCACACTAGCCAAAATGCCAAATGACTGCATATCCACTTGTGCGGCTGGAGCGATTTGCTCAATAAACATATCCTTGCTCATAGCCCTTCCCCTTTGCTTCGCAACACTTGAATCATTTGCTTCAAAAAAATGGGAAGTGGCAAACCTAATCGTCCATAATTTTCAGTAATCGAAATAAACTCATTCGCCAAGTAAAAATAAATCGCGCCCGTCATCATCAGATCTGTGTCCAACAGAATGTCCATACGATGCGCCAGCATAATGACAAGCAACATTAATCCTTTGCGTGCAAGGCCCCAGAAACCCACTTGACTGTTGAGGCCCTGCTGCTCTTTGATCGAGGCCGCCATACCAGTGATATAATCCACGAGTATCGCCATGAGGAAAAGGCCTATGAGCTCATTCCACCCGCCGAAGGCATAGGTGGCTATTAATCCGAGAGTGGCTGTGATTAAGTTGAAATTGATTTGGTTCATGCGTTTGTGCTCCTTTCTTGTGGGATTTGGGGAAAGTCCTCGATTACAAGCGATTATCATTGTTATATTGTGGGTCGTTTTCTGTTTTCAGCGCCATAACCATGTTGTATTCGTCCTGATTGATCCATCCATTAAGTAGTGCTGTGAAGTTGCTATTTTTCTTTTTATTGCTCGACTTATTTTAATAATGGAACTGCAACGAAAAACTGGTTTTGTCAATTCTTCGCTCAGGTATGAAATTCAATTCCCGATGTATTATGTTGACCCTATACCGAATTCACTCGGCGAAGTCTTGCTAATAGAATGGAAACTCCGACTGTCCCGCGTATGATTCGAAGTCTTGGTCTATTGTCGTTTCGACTCCCCCTACTTACCACTCGCGTAACCTAATATAATCTTCTGCCAGTATGCATTTTAATATCTCTCTATCCAATAAGTACTGTAGTAAACGTTCCACCACCACCCCAACCCACACCTGAATTCCCTTGTGCATAATAGGTAACGCGACAACCAGTGGATGTTACATTTGTTAGAGTACAGGAAACTGTAAAAGACCCACCATTAACACTGAAGTATGAACCACCTCCTAGGAAGTTTGTGGAATCGGTAGTTGCTGAGGCAGTAATTCCAAGCATCCCACCTCCACCACCGTTTGCTATCATTGAGACTGAAGTGCCATAAAACAACACAAACTTAGGTGCAAATGTCAAACCAGTAAAATCTAAAAAAAATGAGTTTGGTGGAGAACTATAGTTGGTAGATACAGGATTTGCATTTGAGAATTTTGCAGATTTTAACGTTGTCATATCTCCAACTACACCAAATATATTTACGCCTGATTTAATATTAGCCGCTATAAAATCAGGATCATCCCAATAAACACTTGAGTTACCATCCCAATAGCCATTTGGCACTTGAATAGCCATACGTCCTAATGAGCCTGCCCCATTAAGACCAATTTGGGATGTATTGCGGTTAGGCATCGTCCCAGTAAGTCCCGAACTCATTCCATTCGTGAACGTTTTCCCAGCCAATACGTCAGCTGCAACCGCGTTACCCGAACCTGTAGAAATAGAACTTATCTTCGTACTTAATGTTGTAAATGAATCGCTTCCTGAAGCTGGTATACCCTTGCCAGTAATCGCGGAAGCGACCGCTGTTTTACCGTTACTGACAGAAGTAAAAAGCTCTGTAACAGACCTTTCTAAATCAGCTTGATTTTGTACGACGGAATCCACAACAGTTTTAAGATTACTCGCCGTTTCAATATTTATAGCTTGCAGTGATGTTGATAATAGATATTGATCAAGTGCAATGTATGTGACTTCATATGTTGCTGTTGGGTCGAAGTTTGCATATGATATAGTTGCACTTGCTCCACCATAGGCAGAAACAGAGCCCACATAGTTAGAGTAAATAGTCCATTGCTTGTCTTCTTTACCGTTCTTATAAATCACTAAAATTCTGTTAGTTCTGTTTTTCACGAAATTAGATGCGTTGATTAGCACAAAATCGAGTTGTGGTCTTATATAAGGATTCGCCTTCTCACGTACAACAACACCTTGCCCTACTTCAATTTGATTCAATCCTGCGTGAAGTGACATACTTTCTTCTACTTGGATTTCTTCAAATGTTGGTGTAGCAAGTTGATAAGTTAATTTGTAAGGTGTTGAACCCAGCCAAGTTGTCGGCGTTGTCGGCATTACGGACAAATTGTAATCCACACCAACCGTTCCATTTCCTGCCGCATTACCTACCTTTCTCCACCGCTTTGTGCCTGTTATATACGGCAATGATGTCGAAGAAGAATCATGCATTGCCCAACCATAGAAATACGCTTTAATCTCATCTGCTGTAGGTGTATATGTCTCTCCCCAACCGCTGTCCGTGTCAAAAATCCACATTTCAACAACGTTAGAGGCACCGTTTGTATATACAATATCGCCAGTACTAACTGATCCAGAGTAATTAGTAAGTATTTTCCCATCATACTTAACGGCTGTTTTTGTCGTTTGTGAATTATACATTCCTACAACGGTATTGATGTATACTTTCTTATATCCTACTGCATCTTCTCCAAATATCCATGCCAAACTCCCGTCAAGCACCATATCCTTAAAACGCTTCTCAACAAAGTATTTGCCGTCACGCTTGAATAATGAGTCATATACTGTCACATCTAAATTTGATGCTAATTGCGTATTCAGGAATGCAAGCCTATCGTCATTACGTGGCTTGAATGGTTTAGCTGTCGATCCAAGGTTAAGCATAGGGTTAGAGAATGTGAATGTTCCTGCCCCTAATGTATCATTGCTGAAATACAAACGAATACTCTTTGCAAGGTTTGGGGCGGTAAACGTAATCGACTGCGCTGTGCTCCATCCTGTGCCACCAATCATAGCTCCGCCAGATGAATCTATAGGGTCAAGTGCTATTTTTCCATTATGTGTTATGGAAAAAGTGTACTGTTGTCCTACTATGGCGGGTATGTCAATATAATTTAATTGACTGTTTGCAGTAGCAGAAAGTGTTAATTTGTAAGGTTCGCTTACTACTGCATTTGCATGTAATGTCGCCTCATTAAATGTCGGCGCTTGATTCTCCCCATATTTAATTAGATAAGGTGCACTTACATGCTTTATATCATCTACGTATGGGTATTTAGCGGCAATGTAGGCTTGTGCATTTGCTGTTGTAAGCCCGTCGATATATGCTTTTTCTGTTGCGGCGATTTCGTATAAACGAATCCCATCAACGTATGCAATTTGACCACTTAACCCATTAATAACGAACCTAACTTTAGCAGAAATAGCCCCAGTTAAGTTAGCAGAGCCGAGGGTAACGTAAGCAACTTGAAATTTTGTTGTGTCTGTTATTACATTTGTTTGGGTTTGTGAAGAACCGACCACATTCCATAAGGCTAGCCCATTTGTAGCACTACCATTTTTTATATCACTGACGATAAGATAATTCTTCGTGAGGTTTAACCTACTGATTAATTCAGCGGATTCGATCACGCCTTGCGTTGAAGTAAGCGTACCTCTGAAAGAGTTACTGCCTATTGCTTTATTTGTTGAATCTAATGCGGCAGTTAATTGAATCGTTACCCATTTACTTACATCCTCACAATTCCCATCACGCCCTAGTAAGTTAACCAACGTGCGCCCCTTGACATTCAAGTTGTCAAACGGTGAACTTTGTGGAACATTGACAACCTGCAATCCATTGACTAGATTTACAGCTGCTGGTGGTGGACTCACACTTACTTGCGCTCCGATCTGCGCATCAATCCTATCCCAGTTGTCATTTAGCATCGTGTTAATATCAAATGTATCATTGCCGTCCGTGGACGGATTTTTCTTATACAATCCTATATTCGTAGTAGTGCTAGACATATGTTTTTCCCTCCATTTTAAACGGGAATGAATGGCGCGAAGTCGGTCATTTTCCTCGTTTGAATTTCATTAATGGTCAATGTTTGATGCAACTGGCTAAGCAAGAAATACTGGTATTGATAAATCACCTGCAAATGAGCCGGCTTAATGTCCTCAATCGCAGCCTTCAAATCATTCATGTTAGGCGGCGTCCCCAACGTATCCACGAACCGCACCGTAAACTGGTACGAAGCCGGCTGCTGCGTGACCTCCACCACACCGCGCTCGTAAGCCTCGGCCACGCTCTGAATCAAATCCACAGTGACGGTCCCGACGCCACGCAGCTTGGCGTTGATCACCGACCGACGCTGATCGTCGGGCTTACCAGGCACTGACGCGATGCCGAGCTCAGCTTCCCACGCGTCCAGCCCCCACGTCGCAGAGCTGACAAAAAATTGCTCCAATGTCTCCTCCAAGGAGACACGCAATTGATCGAGCTCGGCCCCTTGGGCTTGCAGGATCGAGCCCATGACGCGCGATGTCTCGTAGTAATCCGGCAAGTAGCCCAGCATCCGCTTGCCGCTTGTTGAAGTCACTTGTGTCATACTAGCGACACCGTCCCCACAACGGCAACTTGCCCAACGTTGATCGCGATGTTAGAGCTGCCGCCATTCATCAGCAAGTTGACATAATCCTGCACGCCCGGCGTGTCTAGCAACAAGGAACCTATGCGCACATAGCGAACCGCGGGATCATTAGAGAACGCCAGTTCGTATAAATAAGCGCGAACGGCCTCAGTGAAATCATTTTTCACCTGTGCCAACGTCCTTGTTCCGTTTAATGTAAGATCAGCCTGAATGCCAATCGCAACCTCAGCAGCTGCCTCCACAGTGACGACCGCCCCAATCGGAGCTTTCCCCACCAGTGGTGGAGCAGGGTAAATGTACTGCTGCACAGCTGTGACGATGGAAGAAGGAACACTCCTTTTATCCGTGCCGATGATGACAACCTTAACCGTACCTGGCCCCTGCCATAACGGCAGAACCTGTGCGGCACCCACACCAGCCACATCGAGCGCCCAGTTCAAATAATCAGCTTTATTCCCACTTGTACCAGGAGAACGCACTTTGGCGTAATAACGATTGAGCAGCGAGTCATCTTTCTCTACGTCCGCTCCACTTGTCATCTGCGCGGGATTCGTCACGCTCGTTATACCTACAATTGGCGTTACCAAAAGGCTTATAGCTCCACTCGGTACATTTCCTTTCGTACCACCATCAACTGCCGAAACGGACACCATCACATATCCAGAGTTATCCACAACTACTGCATCCAGTGTCTCAAACATCACGGACGACGTGCCATGAATGTTATCTGCCAATGTACCTACCCGCGATCCTTGTGGGACAACCGTTCCCGAAGCGCCTGTAAATTTCACTTGACCGACAGCCTTGATTGCATCTTTGCGCGTAATACCTCGCTCCGCACAGCGTAAGTCCAAATACGGTCCAAAGGTCGTTCCCGCGAATCCTCTTCGCAGAACCTCCTGTGACTGCAGCGCTGCAAGTGCCAACTCTATGGAAGCTGGAGCCAAAGCATCCCAGATATACGAACCTTCTGACTTGTCCAAATCGGAAGGCAAACTGACTAACATGCGACTCCGAATCTCTTCTTCTGTCTGTTCTACCAAATAATCGGGTAAACTTGCCATATTAATTGATCACCACACTTCCTTTTATGTTCTTTTGCTCGCCACGTATGTTCACGATTTCACATTGAAATGAGCACCCCTCTTTTTCCCAATTAAATGTAAAATGGCGAACATCCGCCGTACGCGGATCGACCTTCACAGTCTCCGTCGTCATACGTAAAATCTCCATTTCATTCGCTTGACGCGACAAATGCCGGGCAATCAAATCATCATACTCCTGGCCATAGGCCCGGGAATACACTAGATGGGTGTACCGTCGCGAACGCAGCGCCTTTTGGCACCATTCCAGCCAAGCTTCGGTACCCACACATTCCGCGATCTTCCCCGTTGGGGTCGTTACGAACTCACCTACGGAATGGTCAAACTTCGGACTGCGTCCGAAGGGAATCGCTCCCTTTTTGCCAGCTGCCAAAAATGCCTCCGTTCTTGTTCCAACTCCAACCCCAGTCCCAGAACTCGCGCCAACTACCGGAAATAAATTCGGCATCTATTTCACCACCTTACACAGAATCACGGCATCGTTGCCATCATCAATTGGAATCGCGAGCACGCGGTCCCCAGGCTTCAAGCCATGCTGAAACTCCATTCGCACATCCTCAATCTCCGACTCTGAAAAAGCAAACGTACCCTGCCCCGCTACGGGAACACTGCCGCTGGTTAAGCCTGAAACCGTGCCCGCTAGCGCGAAACTTGGCAGATGAAGCTTAGCCATCCAATCCGCCACATAATAATCTGCGATTTCGTGCTTAAAACGATCGAGTTTCAACCCACCAGCAGTCATTGTGCCTAATTCCGCCGGTAAACCGGATACCGCTGATGCGGCATGACCAGACATCCGACTGTCCAATAAGGTAGCTAATTTTTTATACGGATTCATTCATGTAATACCTCCTTCTGACAAGTTCGGGACTGCCGAGTTCCAGTACCATTTTGCCGGGATCCCCTAACTCGTGTCTGACCGACATCGCAATGAGCTCCATCCCGCTTCCCGCCAAATCTACCTTATCTCCAGCGCGAATGGTGTTAATATCCAGCGATGTGACGCTAATGGTCTCCTGCACACCTGTAAGCATCGCATGCGCAGCTTCTTTAGCCTCAGAAACGGATTGAAAGCTGCTGTCTTGGACGATTTTTTGCAGCGTACCTAGCTCCGCAATCTCTCCTTCTTCTACCGCCAACACTTGCGCTACGACGTCATCCCCTGCCGCTTTCGTGCCGAGCACCTTCACTTTCGTAACGGCTCCTTCGAGCGTCCGCTTTTGCATAATGTTCATTACATTCTCACTCGGCTCCAAGGACCACACGGTTGCATTACTGCCAATTTCCACAAGCTCCAGCCCGTTAATTGTCATGCGTGGACGGTACATCGGGCCGCCTTTCTTGGCTGTTTCCTTGAGATCCTTCATGATCATGGCGTATATGTTCTCCGAACGGTACATCGCTTTGGCAAGCTTGATACCTGTGTCAGGCAACTGACCAAGCTGAATATGCCAATCCTCAGCATACCTGCGTAAGCGCTCATCTGCCTTCATACCGCCTGGAAATACATACTCATCCTCCGATTTAGCCAAATAAATCGTCCGATCATACATCGTGACGGTTAGCCGATCCATACGCTCATAACTGTTCTCGCACTGCCACACAACGGCTGGATGCAGCAAATCCACTTGCTCTGCCCCGCCATATGGCTTGCCTAGCACACGAACAGCTTGACCTGGCTTTATCCCAGGAAAATTCGGCGTCACCACGATCGTCGCTTGCGCCCGATAGGAGATTTCGTCGAGCGCTTCTTCCAACGTCATTTCATAAATCAAATCCCCTAAAGCATATTGCTCATCCAGCCAAATATCGTAAGACCCACTCGTCCAAACGGCCATTAGGGCATCACCAACTCTTGATCGATTTGGATAGCATCGGGGTTATCACCAATTAACGCTCGATTTATATCATAAATCTCCCGCCAACGGCTGCCGGAACCGAGATTCATTTTGGCAATCGCCCAAAGAGAATCTCCTGACTTAACCGTGTACGTAGCGGACACAGGTTTGATATCAGGTCGTGCCTCTCCGCCAGAAGTGCCACTGCGCTCCGCCAGCGTCCTCACTTTATAGTCACGCCATGTGCGAAAAGTCACATCGAAGTACACGTCACCCGGTTCACCGCCTTTGAAGCTACTATTATGAGCAGAAAGCATGACAAGCACATTCACATCCGTTTCCGTCATAATTAAGCGAAGGGGCTCACGTTGTTCCATCCATGTATTGAGTTGATTCATCGCTGTTTGGGGGTTAGGCAGCGGTTGGTACTTACAGTAGCTAGCATCATATACCGCTGGAAAAAAGGAGGAGAAGGAGATTTCCTTCACCTTTACACCTTGCGGCACATCTAGTTCCCCGCCATGAATAATCGTGATCGTCTCAAAACTTTTGTCACGGCGAATGTTCACTTCTGATGGGTTAACTGGAAAATGCATTCTCAAGCCAGTTGGATCCTCCAACGTGATATCCATAGCTTTGATAACCCTTTCCTCAATAGCCAAAAGCGCTGCCCCCATTCTCTGAGCGGTTTTGCATCGCCGCATTCATTTGCGACACAATTTGATGCCCGATCGTGAAAGCTAGCTTCTCTTTATCAACTTCCTCTTTTGGAAAATGAACCGCTACGCCGTCCACTTTGACTTCGTACTGGTTCGGAGGGGCAGCTTGCGCTGCCGAAGAATTCACCGCAGAAACTGCTTGAGCGGGATCTGCCGCCAAGGACTCGCGCCCTTGAGGTACAAGAGACGTTTTGGACTCTGATTCTTCCACTGGCTTCTTCTTCCCAAAAAATTTATTCGCAATAAATGATCCTGCTTTATCTCCGAGATAGCCACCCAACATGCCTCCAACTGCAGTTCCAAATACCGGTAAAATAGCTGATCCAAGCGCAGCACCTAGAGCAGCGCCGCCCGCGCCTGCACCTGCTTGAATCGCCGCTCCCGCTTTGTTCTCTGATGTCAGCACATCCACAGCTGCCAGACCAATACCAAGAGGTGCTATCGCTTTGCTAGCTCCTTTCGCCATCTTCAAGCCACCTTTAAACAACTTACCTAATCGTCCCCTCGAAGAAGCTGGCGGTCGTCCTTCAGGATGTCCGTCGGGGTGTCCCTCTGAATTGACTCTCGCTGGATTTCTATCTTCTAGCGCAACCTCAGCAGCAATTGGCATCGTCCTCCTGTTACCTACTGGTTGTGTTGTACTATCCCCTTGCAGATTGGTTGTCGTACCCATCTTGGACTCTGTTTTCGTGCCTGCCTTAGATCTAGTCTTGGAATTTGCATCCGTGCAGCATTTTGTACCCTTCCCTTCGAGCTTGCCTTTTCCCGAGGATAACCCCTGCAAAGATTTAATGCTTTCGACCATGGATTTAACGCTATTTACAACAGATTTAAAGCTATCTGCCATTGATTTAACGGATGCACTCAAGCTTTGAGCGATCGATTTAATCCCCTCAACGAAGTTTTTAACGCCATCGCCTACTGCTTTGATACCTTCTCCGAAGCTTTTGACCCCATCGCCGATCCCAGTGATTCCGTCACCAATACGACCTAGTCCCGCACCGACGCTATCGATTCCATCACCGATATATTTGAGTCCATCCCCAATGCCGGCTCCGATGCTTTTAATTCCATCGCCAATGCTGCCAATTCCCGCACCGATTCCTGTAAGTCCATCTCCTATGCTACCAATTCCTGCACCGATCCCTTGAAGTCCATCGCCGATGCTGCCTATTCCTGCGCCAATCCCTTTGATTCCATCGCCAATGTTACTAAATCCCCCGCCGATACTTGTGAGTCCATCCCCTATACCTGCGCCTATACTTTTAATTCCTTCGCCTATGCTGCCTATTCCTGTTCCTATCCCTGCACCGATTTCTTTGAAACCGTCACCAATGCTGCCAATCCCTGCGCCAATTCCTTTGAGTCCGTCGCCGATACTACTTATTCCTGCACCGACATTTGTGAGACCATCCCCGATGCCTGCGCCAATGCTTTTAATTCCATCGCCGATGCCAGCACCAAAACTTTTGAATGCCTCACCTATCCCTTGAAGTCCTTCACGTATACCTTTGAATCCATCACCAAAAGCACTAAAAGCTTCGCCAAACAGCTTCAGCGCCTCTCCTATTCTCACTAGGCGGTCAATCCAAGTATCTATTGGACTTTTCTTCTCTGGTGCTGCTTTCACAGTGACCATCGATACGGAAGCTGATGCAGATGCACTCGCTCCCGCCGAGCCCCCGCCCTGTATGCCGACGGATAGCGTCCCACCAAGCCCAGTCAACAATTGCCGCAGCTGTTTCGCTGCGCCAACCACTTGATCATCAATAATCAGCTTCACATCGACCTTCGTGTGACCCAAATCCGCCAGTTGCAGCAGCAACCGGTCAATCACAAAAGAAAAATAATCCCGCACAGCAATTGTCGGTCTTGCAGTCACTTGACTGAGTCTTACGCCAGCTTCACCAGCTTTATCAAAAAAAACTGATAGCCGCTGTGCAGCTGAACTAGTCCGATCGACTGCTCTTCGCAGCCCATCTTGCGCAGCTGTCACTCTTGCTAAATTGCCTGCCATCGCCATGTCACTCATGGCTCTCACCTCCTTGCGCGTTCACGCTCTCGCTGCAGCGCTTGTTCCTGCTCCAGCTCTAGTTCCAAGCTGGCCAGCAGGAATAGCTGCTCCCCGCGAGGCAGCTTCCAGAATGCTCCGGGGAGCAAATGATGACGCGTCCACATCGCATGGAGCATCGCCGGGAGCCCCCCGGAGGCTATTAGTTTTTTACTTCGTCCAGCGTCGTGTTAAATCCGCTCAGATCGAGCACTTCATCCCCCAGCGCTGACAGCTCGCCAGCAAGCAAAATTCGCTTGATCACTTCCTCGCCAGAGCTGGCCTGATACTTCGTCAGCAAGCGGGAGTCTCCCCAGTTGGGGGACACGGTAGCAGCGGCAATAAGTGCTACATTGAACTGCTCTTCGTCGAGCCGATCGGTTTGGACACCTCGACGATCCGAACGTTCTGTACAGCGTTCACGCAGTGCAAACACCTGCTTCCCAGTTAATCCACGCAGAATAATGGGGACGCCAACCCGGGAAAGGGTTAACGTCTTTTCTGGCAATTGATCCGCCTCAAGCAGTTTTTGCAAAATTTGTTCATCAGTCAACATTAGGTATGTCCTCCTTCAAATAGTTGAGATTAAATCGCCTTAATCGGGTCATTTAGGGTATAGCCTTCAAATGTAAACGAAACTTCTTCTTTCACTTCCTCACCAGCCGTCCAGTTCGCTAACTGAAGCTTGTCCAACATCACATTATTCAGCGTAATACGCTCAAAGCCGTAGGAATCCGGATCACCAAGTTTAGAAACAAGACTGAATTTCTCGAATCCACGGGCAATCATATCGCTTGTGACTTTGAAGCCACTCATCGAGCCCGTCCCCTTCATAGCGCCTTTCTTATGACGAACCCACGGATCGCCTGCCAGGTTAAGCTCTTTCTTTTGAATTTCTACATTGGCTTCCAAATGGTTGAAATTCGTTTGCCATTCACCCGCAATAAATACACTTCCGTATGTGCCTAAAATAACTCTACTCGCATCTAAACTCATCAATATGCCTCCCTTAATTTACGATAAAAGTGCCAAAAATTTGTTCCATAACATCCGTTAATTTCGCTTCCCACTTGATGTAAACTTGATCAGGAGCAGGCGTGAGTACAGATCCTTGCCCATAATAGGCTGGGTTCAAATACACATCGAAACCTTGAGCTTCAATCACACCAGCTTGTGCTAGTGCCTGCATATATTGCTTGCCGGCTTCCACAAGCGCGAGACGTCCCTCTTCCGTATTGTTCACTTTCCCGATGTAGCTATCTTCCGCTGTACGCAGCAAATCGTTATTGATCGTGTCCATAACACGAATCGTACGAATTTTCTTCCAAGCCGCATTCTGGCCTGGACGCAACGTGCTCAGTGCGTTCATACCGCGCAGCGCCTTCACCTTCTGGCCGTCGTGAACGAACAGGAACACGCCATTTTTCACGGCATTTTCTTGCTCACTACGTGTGGAGCGGCGCGTCACATCACTGAATGGCGAGACCGCGTACGTCGTCGATTCGCTAAGTTTCTGACCCGCGATGAGGCCCGCCACATACGCGGAGATATACGCCGAGCTGTAGCTCGCACCCGCTAGGATCGCTCCTGTTCCAACATTCACGATGGCCTCGTGATTGTACGTCGCACTCCTCGTCACAGCTCGGCTAATGGCATCAGCCCCTGTATCGTCGGCGGAAGATCCGCCGAGCACGGTCACGATGCCTTTGCCTTCGCTGCGCAGTCTCGCTGTCCAAGCGACGACAGAAGCTTGAATGCTCGTATCCGTAACGCCATCCAGCGCCAACACATGGAAATTCTGCGTTTCCATCGCGCTCAAGGCATTCACATAATCGGTTGCCGCAATGCCGCTTACACCGGAATTCCCTCCTGCAAGTGCACTGCCGACCACAGCGGCTAGCGTGCCATTACCTGGAGCAAGCACAGTTGCCATCAACCATACGTTACTCGTATCTTGATTAATCGCATCAGCAGCCGCTTGAACTGAGCTGCCTGCGAAAGTAAATGTTTTCAGCACAGAGGTGCCTTCAAGCAGCTTTAGATCTTTCTGTGCGGAATCCACCGCATTCGTTTGTACAATAATTGAGAAGCTGTTTCCTCGTGTTCCTTCATACTTGGCATCAAGTTTCAACACATTCGCTGATGCCGAATCCTTCAGCGTTACACTCGCTTTCGCTGCTGTTGCATCGGCGATTCGATATGCCAATACTTTTTTCGGCTTGCCCAGCAAAGCCAGTTTCAACACAGGTGGAGCTGTCGCAGCATCAGACTGATCCATACTGAAAGCATCGTAGATGCCCTGCTCACTCGTAATTTCCACAAACTGACGTACTGCTCCCCAATTGGCCTTCACCGGGATGATTACTGTTCCTTGACTGCCTGGTCCAATCGAGCTTAAGGCAGCCGCCTCAAAATTCATATAAAAGCCCGGCAATACCGGACGATCCGTCCCACTCCAAGTTCCACCCGCCATTATTCTTGCACCTTCCTTTGTAAAAAGTTTTGAATGAATTGTTTCGTCTCAGCAATAGTGAATGCTGTTTCCGTCTTACCAAGCAGCGCCCCAATAAGCACCTCTGGCGGGCAAGCGAACAGCTCCTGTGAATGGCTGATTAGCTCTTCCTTTGCGTAACCCACAGCTACCGCTGTATTTTCTTCTGTTTGCCCTTTCGTAGAACTTAATCCTTGTTTGATAAAAATCACCTCAGCTATTAATTTGTGTTTCTGTGCGCACGGCTGCCATCAGCGGAAGCGTGCTTTGCGGAGCGGCAATTGCTCCTTTTAGGGTAAGCGTCAGTACACCTGTAGATAAATCTCCTAACCGCATCGCAATCGTCGAATTCACTACAGTTAACCATCTGCCTTCCGTACCAGTTACCGGCAATTTAACCTGTTCGGCCAGCCCTACTAATAGAACTTGAGCAGCCAACTGATACTCGCTTGCCGACCTTGCCGCAATCTGCCCAACATATTGTTTGGTTAGCTGCGCAGTACTTTGAGATGCTGTTGCACTCTGCCAGCTTGTACACTGCCACGAAACAGCAGGTCGGCATGTGCCATTGAATCCTCGATATACGTGCCATTGCGGTCCGAGCAGCGCCTCCGTAAATTGGGAGATGGCCCCCAACCACGACTCTGTAACTGGTTGCACTTGCCGTAGAATCAAGACTGATTTCATCACGTATCTGCCGTTCGCATCCTTGTCCTGTAGAGCCGGCAATGACGTAATTTGTACCGTGTACAACTTATTACCGACCTCGATGACGCCGTCATCGGGTTCAAGCAGCTTGGTAATCACGCGCCATATTCGCTCATTTGCACCAGCCGAGGTTACGCTTCTAGTTTGTAAACTTAACTTCCGCCAACTTTCAGGGACATCCAGTTTGAATTCAGCACTGCCACCCAAATGAGTGAACCAAATCACTTCGTCTGGCGTTGTCGGCAAGCTGTCAATGAAAAGGTCAACTCCTATCGTTCCCTCATCATTAGCGTGGAGATATTGAACTAGTTGATCAGCCAAGTTAATCATTCAAATCTCTCACCTCCTTTCCGCTTCATTTCGTTTTGTTTTGAATTTCAAAACATTTTTTTCTTTTCAAAACGTATTTCACTCCTTTACGAGCCCCTCGTCTCACCAATGATTGGATAGCAGGAACGATTTTTTCAACATCCTGTTTAGCAACTTCACCTCCCCAACTTGGCTACACAACGATCATACCATGCCATATTTTAGGTGAACTGCCAATAAACAGCCAACTCTCAGTCATCCTTGTTGTAGCTTCACTTCCAACCGCAGCATGTACGCTAGCTTCTCGATCGCTCTCGCCTTCATCCGATAATACGTACGCTCACTCAAATTAAGCTCATGAAACAATAGAAAATCGAACGTCTTCTTTCTTTTTAAATAACGTTCCCGGATAATTCCCTGCTCTTGCTCATCTAGCCGAGATATGGCCTGCTCCACTTCCTCACATATACCTCGCATGTGTTCATCTGATCCCGCCTGGTAAGGAGCTGTGCGCTCCGCCACTTTGAACCATTGATTCCTAGCGGAAATAGCTTCATTTCCTTTTCTTAAATCCCCCATTACGCGATACATACGCACGGCTTCAAGCACACTTTCTACCCTTTTTCGCGTTGCCCGGCGATCAATTTGTTCTTTCTCTATATTCAAAATACGTTCTAACATCCCATGATCATCTCCTAAAATTTGTTCGTTTTGTAATTCTAAACACATCATACATTGTCTTGTTTAAAATTTCAACACAAAAAGTTTTGATATTCAAAACTTTTTAGGGATCTCCCCTTGTTTTTTGCACCGCTCACCATTTACAATAGAATCAGGTGATCAAACGATGAAAGATATGGTGCAATTCGGTAATCGAATCCGGCAGCTGAGAAAAATGAACAATTATTCCCTCAGAGAGCTTGGCGAACGGTCCGGTGTTAGTTATTCGTTTATTAACTCCATAGAAAACAATCGCTTCAGCCCGTCACGGGAAACGGTTATCGCTTTAGCCGATACGCTGAGTATTGCTGAGAAGGACGAACTTCTGCTGCTTGCTGGATTTGCTCCAACGGAAGAGGAGTCACTCGATGGCTTATCTGGAGACGGTCTTGACGAAGTCGATGACCCTGATGTGAGCTTATTTTTCAAAGACTTCAAAAATGCCCCTAAAGAGCGCCGCGACGAGATGCTTCGTTTCTGGAACTTCATCAAAGAACAGCAGCAGTCTCGAACACCTGACAGCGAGCAGTAA